AGAAGCTAATTCAACAGCACCAGTAACATCTAAAGTTGAATCTAAATCTACAGCAGCGTTAACATCTAAAGTAGAATTCAATACAACAGCATCTGACACTTCTAATGTAGAAGCTAAAACAGCAGCTCCGCTAACATTCAAAGTAGAAGCAGCAGTTAAGGCATTCATTACTTTAACTTCATTCAAATTAGAAGTACCACCAACAGTTAAATTAGAACTAATAGTAACATTGCAATCCTGACCAATAGTAAATTGTTCTTCACCGTCAACATCAATAACTTCCATTATATTGGCACTTAAGTTACTTGTTTCAGTTTGTCTAATTCTAAGTGCAGGATTAGATGAAGCACCATGTTGATTAATTTCCATATAATTGAATAAATTAATTGTGCTATTTACAGTTAAATTACCAATTACTACGTTTTCGAAGGTAACATCTTCAGGAACAAAAGAACCAGAAACTACTAAATCGCCTTCAATACGAACATCCTTATTAAATGTTGCATTATCAACAACATTTAAGGTTGATCTAGCAGTCATAGGTCCAATAGAATCCAATTGTTGGAATTGGCCTGTGGTTTGTTTAGTTTCGAATGCATTAACAATACCAGTTGTATTATTCTTATTGGTTGTTAATGAAGCTTCTTTTAAAGCTTTTAATACGTCTTCAATACCCATATTATATATATATAGACAAAAAATTTTTTAAAAAATTTTTAAATTATAAAATTTTGTAAAAACAATTTATTAAAAAAATACGTTATATTTTAAACATTTTTATTATCCTAAATAATGCAAACGATTCAGATTGACGGTACTTATACATATGCAGATAATATTAAAACATTAAAAATCGGTGATCAAATAAGATTAATACCTAATCCGAATAATAGAATCAATTCTGAAGCAATAGGAGCTTATACTTTAAATGGGAGAAAAATTGGTTATGTACCATTTAAATCCAACCAAATTGATATTAATGCTAAATATAATGTTATTAAAATAAGTTTGACACAGGATAATCCACAACTAATTATATCAAGACAATTTGATAATTCTAATTTTATTCATAGTGAACCATCTATATTATTACCTAAATATAATAATAAAATAATAAAAACTGATTTTGATTCTGACCTTAAATCATTTTCCAATTTTTTAAAAAGGTCTGGAGTTAATTTAATAAATTTGGGTTTAACATATTTGGACTCAAATTACCAAAACCTATTAATAGAAACATCTGAAGGAAGTACTATATTTTATACAGTAACGAAAAAATTTTATGAAGAAAATGTATTTAAATATGATGAATTTTATAAATTTGGTTTAATCCCTAAATGTATTTATCAACCATATCAAATACATCGGTTAGAAATTTATTTAGAAAAAAATTATAAACCAATTGATAAATTATTAAAAATGAAAAAACTCAAATTTAGTAATTTGGTTGAACAAAATATATTTGATAATTTCGATAAAATAAATGAAAATAATTTTGGATTTGAAAAAATAGAATCTGATAATTTAGTTTTATTAAATAAGTTAAAACTATCAGATTCCGAAATCAAAATTAATTATGTTAATTTATTAATTAAAAAGACAATATCAAACAACCAGTTATATGATTCAAATAAATACTTGGAACTTAACAATATATTTTTACCAGTAAAATCTCAATCAGATACAACTTTTGATTCTAACCTTGATTATTTTAAAAATATTTTTAATAATATTAAAGTATGTAATTTAGCATACAATCATGAAATTAAGTCATATTGTAATATTGATTTTTATGATGATATTAATATAGTTGAAATATCAAATAATTTATCAATTAATAAAGAAAAATTTATTGAACTATTATTAAAAATAGTTATTACCAATAAACAAGTAATAAATATTTATAATCCATTGAAAGGAGTTTTATTAAGATTAGAAGTACCTCAAATTATATCCAATCAAATATTTAACTTAATTTATAAACCAAAAAAATGATTTTATTCAATAGGTTTTCCAAATTCTATTTCAATTTTTGGTTTGGATATTATTTCAATATCAAATTTTATTTTATTTGATGGTTTATTATCGTAGACTATTTTATATAATGATACTTTATCTGATTCTAAAATATTAAATTTATTTAATTTTTCACTAATTTTGGTGACCAAATTATTATTTTCCAATTGATTTAATTTTATTATTTTGATATTATTAATTCGACTATAAAAAATATAATCATTTGATTGAGTTAATTTAAATTTTCTAATTACAATATCTCCCCATAAATCTTGATATTTCAGCTCATGTTCATGCATTTTTTTAAAATCACCAATAAAAGGGGACATTATTTTACAATTAAAACTTGTATCAGAATCACAAGTTACAATAAATTCTAATTCTTCAATTGGTTCAATTAAATCAAACATTTCAGATATTATCAAATAATATAAAATAGCTCCTGAACCCGTAAGAATGATATTATTTGAATTATTATTTGATTGATAACCATTAAAATATTCATTTATCATTTTATATTGATTTTCTATTTCAGTTTGATATTTGCTTATTATTTTTATATCCATTTATTATTATACATTATAATATATTTTAGAATTATTATAATATATAAAGGTTTATTGTTTTAATTTTTAATGTCATTTTCTTTTTTCAATAACATATTCACCAATTTCATAAATCATACCAATGATAAAATAATTGAAAAACCATCTAATTACATGTCTAATTCATGCCCTTACATTTTTAGTATGAGTGAACCAACTTCTAAATTAATCAATACATTTACTACTGGACTAATTGCAGGTTCAGTTGGTGCATTTGCAGTTTATCCAATCGATGTGGTAAAAACTCGAATGCAAAATAACATTACTAATAATGTAAATAATAAATTATATAATAATGGTTGGGATTGTTGGCGTAAATTATGGCAACAAGGTGGTATTAGGTCTTTTTACAGAGGCTGTTTACCCCAAATGGTAGGCGTTGCTCCTGAAAAAGCAGTTAAATTGTTTGCATATAATAAGGTTATTTCAACCCGTGGTGATACTTTTTCATCACATTTAATTGGAGGTTTAACAGCTGGTGCTTGTCAAGTAATGATTACCAATCCTTATGAAATGATTAAAATCAATCTTCAAATGAATAATAAGATTGATTACAAACAATTTATTAACATTAGAAAACTTTATACCGGTGCTTCTGCCTGTTTCCTTAGAGATATTCCATTTAGTGGGATTTATTTCCCAACATATTGGTATTTCAAAGAAAAACAACAATTAAATCCATTTATTGCAGGTACAATTGCTGGTGCACCATCTGCTCTATTATGTACTCCTGCTGATGTTATTAAAACTCGAATGCAAACTTTAAGGAAATCAGGACAATTAGAATCAGTTAAAATGATACCAACAATAAAAGAAATTTATAAAAATGAAGGTTGGACTGCATTTTGGAAAGGTGGAGGTTGGAGAGTAATGAGGTCAAGTCCTCAATTTGGTGTAACATTGTTGGTTTTTGAAACTATTAACAATGCTACTAATTTATAGCCTCGTCAGACTGATGGTCAAAATTATAATCTAGCAACTATTTTTTTATTTGAATTAATAAATTGTTCATGAGAAATTAATGGACTATGTATTAATGACTTGGGGATATGAATTATATCTAATATTTTAGTCACATCATCCCCATTAAAAGTTTCTAAACAATCTAATATTTTATTATTAACCAAATCATTAATATTATTCCATTTTAATTTATTTATTATGGAATTATAAAAAACTCCTTCATTTCTTCTAATTATTTCAAATCTAAGTAAATTTTCTCCAATTTTTAATAATCCAAATAAATATCTATCCATATTCTGTTTATTTAACCAATTGCTGTAATACATTAACAAATGATAATCAGTATATAAATCAACCATCTGTTTACCCTTAATCATTATTTGATTCCATTTTATGAATCTATCTTGTTTGGGACAAGTTCTTAATTCATTTGCAATTTGAATAGCCATTAAATCTATTTGAATTTTAATGTAATTCAAAACTGATTCAGTTGAATCAATATTTATTATGTAATTATTAATTAAATTAGTAATATATTTCAAATAGTTATTTAATGAAGATTTATTTTTATAACTTTGGCTTAATTCTCCTAAAATATGCTTGACAATTTGTTGTATCAATACATTATTATCACCTTCAAATGTTGTAAATATATCAATATCATTGGCTAATTTACCGAATGGACTTTTACTGGAATATCCATGACCACCACATGCTTGTCTACATTCCCCAATAGTTTTTAATGTAAACCATGAACCATATACTTTACTTAATGAACTCAACATGTGAGTTTTTTTAGATATCTTACCATTTTTAATATCCATTGCAAAAGTATCTTTCATATTATTATTTAAAATATTGAAAGCTAGTGATTCGAATAATGGAATTAGTAACCTGAATTTATGAATTGGATATTTAAACAATAAATTCTCTTGATTTGAATTTGTTGTAGGATCCATAAACTGCCTTCTAAATAATGAATAATTTAATGCCAATTTTAAACAATGTTGAGCGTTATAAATACATCCTGAACCCAATGATACTCTTCCTCCAGTTAAGGCACCTAACATCACACCAAATCTTTCATCATTTGATTTAATTTCAGTTTGGTATTCATTATTTATAATTCTACCAAATTTATCAAGCATATTTGATAAAGGAACTTCTACATTATTAAACCAAATTTTTCCATTATCTACACCATTTAATCCAATCTTATGTCCACAATCTTCTATATGAACCGAGTTGATTACTTGACCATTAGTTCTAATTTGAACTAAAAATGGATGAATTCCTTTTGAATCTAATTTACCTTGAGTATTAGGAATAAGTAATTGAGCGAATACTACCGCATAATCAGCATATTGAGCTGCATTACCAATCCAATATTTTTGGTCTAAATCTGAAGGAGTATTTATAACAAAAGTCTTGGTATCTGGTTTATATGTGGCAGTGGTTTTTAAATCTCTTACATTGGAACCATGAGATAATTCAGTCATAGCAAAACAACCGGAAATTTCTCCAGTATTTAATTTATCAATTATGTAGGTATGTTTTTCTGTACCTAAATTAATAATTGAGGTTCCAAATAAACCTAAATTAACTCCCCATTTGATGGCTAATGTGGGATCAACCAAACATAAACTTTCAAAAGTATGAATATAGTCTAAAGGTTTAGATTTTATGGATTTTAAATCATATAAACCTGATTTAATAAATTCAATCATTTGATTATAGGTTTGAGTTCTTTGTTGGTCCAAGCTTAAGTTTGAATCAGGTTGATAGATAGGATTATTTGATATGAAAGAAAATATTTTATTTTTTAGTTGTGAGTTTTGTTCGAAAATATAGTTAGGTAAATTCATTGTATAAGTTTATAAATTATTTTTTATATATATTAGTAATTATTTTCTAGTTTTCTATAATTAAATTTAAATAATGTCAAATAATGGTTCGATTATGGAATTAGTTGCAAAAGGTGACCTTGATAATTATCTAATTGATACGACAAATAAAACGTCAACATTTAATTATAATATTAAAAAGAAAAATAAATATAGTAAAGGTGATACTTTATTTTACCCAGAAGGAAAGGCTAATTGGGGTAACACAGTGAGATTTTATATTGAGAGGAAAGGAGATTTACTTTATGATTTATATTTGGTAGTTAAACTACCTAAATTATCGATTAGCAACTTGATTGGGGTTAACCCACCACCGGATGAATATGACCCTGATTCCAAATATAGAATTAAATATGCGGATTTTGTTGGTAATGTAATTGTGGAAAAAATTAGTTTTTACATTAATGGTCAATTAATTGATGAACAATGGGGTGAATATATGCAATTTTATACTGATTTATATGTATCAGATTGGAACCGTAAGTCTATGTTGGGAATGGATGATAATATGAATAGACCAAATTTAAAAATAGATTCCGAAACTATTTACATTCCATTTAAGTTCTGGTTTTGTCACGACATAGAAAAACCACTTCCTTTAATTGCAATGCAAAATTGTGAAATTTATGTGGATGTTAAATTTAGAAACTTTAATGATTGTGTTAATATTTTACAAGTTAATTCTGCCAATCAATTAGCTTATTACGAATCTGAATTATTCCATCCAGAAGTTGCTTTAGAAGATGTTAAATTACAAGCCAATTATTATTATTTGGATTTAGAGGAAAGAAAACAAATGGCTCAACAAGAATATGAAATTATAATTACCCAGGCTCAAATGAGAAATACTAATTTAAATACATCTGCTAGCTTAGAAATAGATTTTAATCATGTGGTCAAAGATATTATGTTTATTATTCAACCCAAATCACATGTAGCTAATGGTGAATATTTTAATGTTACTGCTAAATCTAATTACCCGCCTGCCAAATACAATACTGAACCTCCATCTATTGATTATAGATTATGGTTATTAGAACCAAAAAGACATTTGTTATCCAGAGCTAGAATATTATTTAATGGAATTGAAAGAATTGAATGGAGAGATGCAAAATATTATTATCATATGCAAAATCATGAAAATTATAGAAACACAATGCAATCTTATGTATATGTTTACTCATTCAATAATGAACCAACTAAAGATCATAATTTAGTAGGATGTAATTTTTCAAGAATAGATAATGCACAATTACAAGTTGAAATTAAACCAGATAAATTTGTCTTAAATAATAATCCTAGAATTTATTATCAAGTTGACGATACATATGAATTAAAATGTTTTGCTACCAATTATAATGTCTTAGTTATTAAAAATGGATTAGCAGGATTAAAATATCAAAATTAATAAGAAAAAATTGATTAAATAAATAATTATATCTAATGATTTATTTATTTAATGGAAATTAATAACAAGTATTGGGTAGTAATTGAAGTTTTTAAACCTATGCAAGTTCCAATTAGAATGTTAGGAACTGAACCACCATCATTATTTGGTCCAGATATTAATTTGGCAAATAGAAAGATGGGATTTGATTTTCCTGATTTTGAACCACCTAATTATATTTCTGGTTCTAACTTTAGAAATCCATTACCTGAACTAAAACTTATTGGTATTTACACATCATTTGAAAATGCTCAATATGCGGTTGCCGGATATTCAAATCGTAAAATTTTAGGCCCACAATCAATTAATTTATCTATTTAATTTTGATCTGAAATTTATATGAGACTTTAATGATGTTTTTCCTTTATATAGGTTAAAAAAATTTGATATTTATTTATTTAGACATGTAATTTTTGATATATTAATGGAAATCTCAAAAGGAATTATTAGAGTTGAATCTCGTCAAAATATTACTCCAACAGATGTCGAAATCATCGGTCTTGGTATGGATGGATATGTTGTTATCAAATTTAAGGTTGGTAACAAAATTAATTATACACAATGGGCACCTGAAAGAAAATTTCAAAATTATTTATTCTTTGAAATAATTAATCATTCACCATTGTGGTCAATTAGTTATAATATTACCCCATATACAGGTTGGGTATCTGGTGCAACTTTTTATTTCGATATTAAGTTTACAATTAAATTGGAACCATCACTAATTAATGATTATATTAATACTTCACTAGCATTAAATAACATTATTTCTGAAAGTTACACTTTAGCACCAAATTTTAATAATACTGATTTTACAAACAAAAGTTTGATTCCATATTATGATCCTATCAAACCTCCCAAAGAATTTAAAATGAATTTGTATGATTACCAACAAAGAACTTTGGCTAAAATGCTTCAAATGGAAAAAAATCAAACTGATTTTACTGTAAATTATACCTACAATATTAATTATAATGGGGTTGATATTTTATTTGACCCCGTTTCGAATTCTAGAGTTAATAAAGAACTTAAATTCAAAATTAAAACTACCGGTGGTGTTCTTTCTGATGAAATGGGACTTGGTAAAACAATTAGTTCTATTGCATTAATTGCATCACATCCTTCACCTGCTAATTTATCCAATACTAAAGTATCATCAATATCAAATATTGATAAAATTAATTCAAGGGCAACAGTAGTTTTATGCCCTAGTCATTTGACTAAACAATGGGAATCTGAAATTCAAAGATGCAATCCTAAATTTAAGGTATTAACTATTCTTACCAAGAATGACTATAACGGTCTAAGGTTTAGTGAATTTGTTGATTCAGATATCATTATTACTTCACACCAGTTCATTATGAACTTTAAGTTTTATCCTACCCTTCATTATCAAAATTGCACTCCATCAAACTTTAACTTTGACCATAGAAATTCAGTGGTTAAACAATTCCTTCAGGAAAAGATTAGTAAATTGGGATTCCCTACTATTAGAGACTTGGATGCCCCTATCTTTGAATTCTTTAACTTTCATCGTTTAATTCTTGATGAAGGGCATGAAATTTTTGGAGAACTGCTTGGTAATGTATCAACAAGTCGTTATATGTCACAATGGGTTAGCAATATTGATGCCAATTATTATTGGTATGTATCTGGTACTCCATTCGTCAACTATACCGGTGTTAAAAATTGTGCTCGGTTTATTAACTTGAAATTAGAAGATTCAGAACGCGATCTTATCTTTGATTATTCAAATGTTAATACATCCAATAGTTACGGTAGTCGAAGTTCTAACTTTTTAATGAACTTTATGAATAAGGAATACATTTGGAATAATATTTTAGATAAAATTTGTATTAGACATAGGAAAACAGATGTTGAAAATCAAATCCAAATTCCAGGATATCAAGAAAGATTGGTATGGCTCAAATTTACTGATTTGGAACGTCAACTTTATGATGCCAAGAAAGGTAAAGTTACTGAACAATATCTTCAACAACTATGCTGTCACCCTCTTGTAGTTGAGTCAAGTAAAAAGATTTTTGGTGATGTTGAAGTTGATTTGACTGTTATGCAAGATAAATTAATTGAATATCATAAAAATAATTATGAAACTTATAAATTCAAATTATCTAAACTTGATTCTACCAGACAAGAATATCATATGCTTAAAAAGACTTATGAAACACAAATGTCTGAATCTAAATATTTATTCACTATTCTAGAAAAAATGAAACAACCTGACGTAATTGATGAAGAAAATTGTTCCATTTGCATGGATTGTTTGGATAATCCTACACTGACTGCTTGTGGTCATTTATTCTGTTATGAATGCCTCAAAATGTGTCTTGGAGATAAAAAGAGATGCCCTATGTGCAAAGCTGATTTAACAGGTAAGGACCTTCTTGTTATGAATCTAAAGAAAGATGATAAGAAAGAAGAAACTAATCCTTTGATTCAGAAATATGGTTCTAAACTTGGTAAACTAATTAGTATTATTAGACATTTGGTAGCTCAAGAAGAATCCAGAATTATTGTTTTCTCTCAATGGGATGATATGTTGAGTCTGGTTGGTAAAACACTGGCTGAAAATGGAATTGAAAACTGTTTTGTTAAGGGTAATGTCTGGTCACGTAATTCAGCTATTCGTAAGTTCAAAGCTGGTAAAAATAATGAAGGTAATGACAACAAAGTTATTATGCTTAGTTTGAAAAATGCTGCTTCTGGTACTAATTTAACTGAAGCAACTCATATCTTCTTTGTGGAACCAATCAATGCCTCTAGAGAAGAATCACGTGCCATTGAAGGACAAGCTATTGCTCGTGCCTGTCGTGTAGGGCAAAAACAAAAAATCATGCTCATGAGAATTCTAATTGAAAAATCAATTGAAGAAGAAATCTATCGAAAGAATTATAATAAAGATGTTGTAGTCTCATTTGAAGAACAAGATTATATGGTAGAACCAATTAAACCTAAAGTTGCTCATCCTGAAAAAGATGGTGAGGTAGAAACCGAAACTGAAACTACTGAAACCACGGAAACTAAACCAGTCAAGAAAACAACTAAGAAAAAGACTGAGAAAACAGAGGGTGATGGTGATAAGGAAGAAAAACCTAAACCAAAACGTGTAGTTAAGAAGAAAGCACCTGTTGATATTGAAGTTTAAATTAATTTATAATTGTTATTTTATTAAATAAAATATTGTTTCACTTAAGAAACAGTAGCCATTCGATTTGATTCTGGTCCATACACTCCAACTGTGTAACACAGACCGTTAGAATGCCTGTAATAATAAATCATGGTATTAGAAATGGCGTATGTTTTAACCAAAACCAAATTATTATTATTTTTTTCCATCAAATCCAAAGCATATTTGATTTCCATCGTATTCAGCGAATAGGACAATGCTAGTGGAAGTGGTGGAAGTCCATTTGAAACACATTGATTAGATAACTTTTGGAATTCCAAATAGTCGGTAACAGCATTAATAATAATATTCATAATATCAGTCATTATCCTAAACAAGTCAATTCCCAGCCTTTTATAAATTCAATTTTTTGTTCTTTGTACAAAGTTGTAATAAAAAAAATTGAAACCATAAAATTATAATAATTAATCAATTATTATAATGTCTAGTCTTCTAATTAAGAGATTACAAAATGAATACACTGATTTAGTTAAAAATCCAGTTACCAATTGCTCAGCAGGCCCAATTAAAAATGACCTCACTCATTGGGCTGCTACTATCTTTGGTCCTGAAGATACACCATATTTTGGTGGTGTTTTTGAACTTGATATTAAATTTACTGATGAGTATCCTTTCAAACCACCAAAGGTATATTTCAAAACTCCAATTTATCATTGTAACATTAATCGTCAAGGAGGTATTTGTTTGGATATTCTGAAGGATAATTGGAGTCCAGCTTTAAATGTTAGCAAGTTGCTGTTGTCAATTTGTTCTCTTCTTGCTGAACCCAATCCAAATGACCCTCTGATGCCTGAAATTGCCGAACTTCTCAAGAAAAGTAAAGATGTTCATGATGCTAATGCTCGTGAATATACTTTCCGTTTTGCAAGTTAAATAAACTGGAATATTTAATTTATATCAATAAAAAGATTGAAATTTTAAATGTCTCTCACATCAATTATTTAAAGTAATGGTAAATTACATGCAGGTATCTAATATCCAAATTACCAATAACCAGGATGAATCCATCATTCTTAAGGCAGAAAATGCTGTTAATCAATATTTGAACGAACGTGAACAAAGCAGACAACTGTTTGAACTCGGACTCCCCCCTCTGCCAGTTAGATTGAGTTATTCCCTTAATACTAGGGAAATTGATTATGCACAAGAAATCATGAGTCAAGACCAGTCCAGATTTGTTCTAGCAAAGAGATATCATTCAACAGGAATCAGTGTTTACTACTATCTCCACACAGACAATCGCTGTTATACAGTAACTATTCACGATAATGATATTTATCCCCCAACTGTCTGTTAATTGGATTCATTCATTTAAATTTTTTTTATAAACCAATCGATATATTTGTTTGTGTTTTTTGTTCCAAATCTTTCACTATAATTTGATTATTAGCAAGTTCGTTTTCAGCTATAACAATCAAATATTTATAATAATTAGTAACACATTCAGTAATAACTGGTGTTAATTTTTTAGATTTTTCATCAGTATCGTATAATATGGAACTAAATTGAATAGAATTATTTGATAAAATTTCTGGTAATTTGGATATAATATTTAGCTTAGTTTCAATAGATATCTTACCTAATGATGTAACATAAACATCCGATTTCCATTTTTTTATATTATCATTTTGGTTTAATAATTGTAATATTCTACTAATTCCAAAACTAACCCCAATTAAAGTATTAGATTCTATCATATTATCATAACGACCTCCAGCAATAATTGTATTTGAAATACCGGTTAATTTAACTTCAAAAATAAATCCATTATAATAATCCAGACCTCTTGCTAAACAAGAATTAAATTTTATTTTATCAGAAAATCCAAATATGTGCGAATATTTTAGCAAACTATTAAAATTATTTTCCACTTTTTTATCTAGAGGATTTTTTGACCGAATAAAATCCTGTAATAATATTATTTGATGGTCAGTAAAATATTTTGATAATTCTGGAATAATCATTCTAAATGATTCGATAAAAGTTTCTTCTCTATCAAAATCAACTTTATCAATCAAACTACAAACTTTCTTAAAATTAATGATGTCTAATCCTAACTGTTCACATAATATCCATTTTAGATTGTCAGTGTGATTCAAATAAATTGTATAATTAGATTGATTGATTTTTATCATAAATTGATTTATCATATTTAACAGAGTTAATTCAGGTAACATCGAACTATTAGATTCACCCAAAATATCAAAATCTGCTTGATAAAATTCTCTTAATCTTCCTTTGGACAGTTGAGGTTGGTCTCTACGATAAACCTTACCTATTGAATATCTTCTAATTTTTTGAATACCATTTTCTTTTATAAATCTAACAAATGGTACAGTATGATCATATCTTAAGGTTAAAGGTTCTCCACCCTCATCCATCAAATTGAAAACTAATTTAGTATCCGCCTCTTCACCATACTTATTCATTAAAACCGATTTATTTTCAAATACTGGGGTTTCTAATGGAATACCTCCATTTAATGTAAATATATTTTCTAAAATATTTTTATAATTGATAAGTTGGTTATATGTTTGTCCATAATAATCCATACAGCCTTTAGAAGTTACATAATTTGTTTTTTGTTCCATTGATAATTGTATATATTTTTCATCATATGTAATAATCAATTTTTACACCTCAATTTCTTTTAATCTCTTTACTACTCCATTATAATAAGTCCCAAATACTTTACCTTTTGTTCCATTTTTATTTTTGCAATATAATTTATTATTTTCAACAATATAGGATTTATTTTTAATAACTATTTCATTAACTTCATCAGAACTTTCAGAACCACAATCAGAATCATTCTCATAATCTGACTCTTTTAATTCAATTATTGGTTTTTTTGATAAAAATTTCTTTTTAAATTCTAATAATTTTTTACTGCTAACTTCATCATCAGATTCTATATCACTGGATGAATTTCCTTCACTAATCTGACTAATATTATTAGTTAGTTTATCAAAATTTTCTTTCATAATAATTTCATCTAATTTTTTCAATCCATCCCAAGTTTCCAAAATAAGGTCTTTATTGTTATAACTTAACAAGTTAATTTCATTATAATATTTCTTTATTCCTTTTTTAGTGTTAAACAACACATTCTTAAGTCTACCAACCGTTTCTATGTATTCAACTTTCTCTTTTTTACTAAAAGATTGATCAGTACTAAACATTTCTAATTTTTTTAAATTTCCTGCTAATACTTTATCATATAATTCTATCTTATCAGCTTTGATTATTGAATTAGTATTGATATCAATTATTGATGCATGTTTATCGTTTAATGAAGTAACACAATATGAATGATTTTCAGGCAAATTTTTATTAAAATTAGTTTTTTCAATTAAATACATTAAACTGGCTAATCCCTTGTTCATGATTAATTTCTTTTCAGTTGTTGAAAAATTATCTATACTTTCAAAACCAGGTGAAGCAGTTATTATTATATTTTGAGTATTATTTGTTGTATTATAATTTATGATATTTGGTTTTGATTCTAAATTATCAAGTTTCTGTTTGATTTCATTTATGTCTTCTAATAAATTATTACCAAATGATGAATGAATACACGTTTTTTCATGTCTCCATTTACTTTGTCTACAACTGAATGATTTTTTACAATAAATACAATTGTTTGAATTTTTTTCGGTATCATTTTGATGTTTGGTATTCGCATGTTTCCATAAACCTACTCTGGATTTATACTGTTTATTACAAACTTTACAAAAATATTCCATTATTTATTATTATATTTTTTATCTTTATCTAATGTTTACATTTGGTTTACAAGTAATAAATAACAATAATATATAATAAATAATATATTATATGATAATAACATTAGTTTCAAATATTACTCGAAATATTAATATATTTAACATCATGATATTGTTAACGTTTAATTGTTAACATAATGTTAACATCAGTATCTAGTTCAATTATTAATTATCACATATATGTTTACAAATGTTAACTATCTAAAATTCACATCTAAAATATGTTTTAAGCATCTGACATAATTTGGTAAAATATAGTATTTTTATAATTTAACAAAAAATAAAAACAGTATAATAAAATAACAAAAAATATTTTAATCTCATTCAATGTTTACAAAATGTTGACAAAAATAAAATGTAAACATTTTTAGGTTTACAATTGTTAACTAGTACTTTTACGATTGTATTACATAAAATAACATTATTAAAATTATAAATTTAGTTAACATTGATGTGAAAATTGTTAACATAATTTGTTAACATATAATTTTTTTCTGGTACACTTATCTATTTTTTGGTGTTAACAAAAATGTTTACGTTTGTTAACGCGTGAAATTTTTTTTTATTTTTTGAAAAATTTTTGGAGAATACTTAGGTGTGAGGTGAGATTTGATAGTTAAACTTTATTGGAAGGTATTTTTTATTAATGTAGTATAAATTATAATCACATCATAAAATACATTATATAATTAAACTGTTATTTCATTTACCCTAATACTCATTGGTAAATTTCTATTGATAAGTTCTTCAATTTGATTGATTGGTAATAATTGAGAACCTCTATGAATTTCATCGATAATATATTTACCCAATCTTAGTTTTCCAATGGATTCATCCCATAATAATTTATTAGAATTATTTTTAATATTGGATTCAGATAATATAATCATTGGACAACTACCAATATTAATTCCAACGAATTCTAAATCATTCTTATCTAACATTCTAAAAAATCCTGCCCCAGAATCACCCATTAGAGTAACAATTGATAAACAATTATTCAATTTATAATTAGTCCAGTATTTTTTAATATCAGGTTCGATTTCTATATTTTGGAATAATTCATGATGTTTAAATTCTTTTAATATTGATAAAAAGTAATACTCAAAAATCTCGTTAATTTTACTTTGGGTTACAGGTTCATTATTATATTGGGATAATGAACTACTAATTCCTTTAACAACAATTCCAGAAGGGAATTTGCTAGATATTAACACAACTTGTCCATTAATTTTAAAACTGTAGTAAGTATTTTTATTATTTTTAGTAGTTAAATATGCATCTGTTTCAAAGTTAATTATTGCCTTACTGTATGATTCACCAGTATTATGTCCATTTTTTAGTAATAATTCATTTTCCAAAAATTTAATATTCATGTTTCTACAAACTGATTTAACCGGATACAACTCATTTTTGATTTGCAAAAAATTATCTCTCAATAAGTTTTTATTATCAAAGTGTATCAAACAAAAATCATCAAATCCATTATCTAATGAATAAAAAATATTTTTATCTGAAATTGTAAAAATATCATGTATTTTAGGTGTGGATATTAATTCGGTATTAAAGTTAGTTTTATATTTGGATTCTGCAAAACTATGACCGGTTGATAAATAAATTATTTTTTCTTGTTTTAAATTTTGAATTGAATATCTAAAATATAATTTGGTTATATTAACTGAATGAGGATATCCTTTATCTTCAAAAAATAAAGTATATGAATATGGTCCAGAAGGTACAAGCATTTGATTGTTTGTTGGTTTAGACTCTATTATTTCTGGTTTAACAACTGAAGTTGGTAGCTTATTTTCAGTTGGATTATTTGCTTTTTGCTTAGCTAATTGTTTTGCAACAATAATTCTATTCATTAAATATATTTATTTTATATTTAATAAATTAAACTTTTAAACGAAAAATATTTTAATCAACTTCATCTACAACTGGTCCCTTGTTATCATCACCATTCTTGGGAACATTAGTTTGATATGCCTTTGCAATTAGTGGCACAAGAATTCCTTCAACTTCTTTTTGCTTAGCTTCAAATTCTTCAGCAGTTGCATCAGAATGTTCATCAACCCATTTGAGAGTTTCATCTACTGTCTTTTCAACAGTTTGTAAGTCAGAACCAAGAGCAGTCTTCATCTTCTCTTCGCCAAGTACTGTTGATTTAACATTGTAACAATAGTTTTCAAGTTTATTCTTTGATTCAACACGTTGTTTAATCTTTTCATCATCAGCCTTGAATTTCTCAGCCTCTTGAACCATACGTTCAATTTCATCTTTGCTAAGTCTATTAGATTGATTGGTAATTGTAATCTTTTCAGCTTTGCCGGTTGATTTTTCAACTGCAGAAACTTGGAGAATACCATTGGCATCAACTTCATAGGTAATTTCAATTTGAGGAGTACCACGAGGCATAGGAGGAATTCCCTTAAGATGGAACTCACCAAGTTTGTTATTGTGAGCAGTAAGTTCACGTTCACCTTCATAAACTTGAATTGTAACACCAGGTTGATTATCAACAGCAGTTGAGAATACTTGAGTTTTCTTAGTTGGTACGGTAGAACCACGAGAAATTAACTTGGTCATAATACCTCCAGCAGTTTCTACACCAAGAGATAGTGGGGTAACATCAAGAAGTACAAGTTGATCAAGTTTTTCATCTTTCTTACCAGAAAGAATAGCTGCTTGAACGGCAGCACCATAAGCTACTGCTTCATCAGGGTTAATACTCTTGCATAGTTCTTTACCATTAAAATAGTTAGACAAAAGTTCTTGTACTTTAGGGATACGAGTAGAACCACCTACAAGTACAATATCATGAACTTGACTCTTGGAAATTTTAGAATCAGACAATACACGTTCGACAGGTGCTAAAGTCTTTTGGAAGATGTCCATACAAAGGTTTTCAAATTTAGCCCTGGTTAGTGAGACACTGAAATCAATACCATCATGAACAGAATCGATTTCAATAGTTGTTTGTGATTGTCCAGAAAGAGACCTCTTGGCTCTTTCAGCTGCAGTTCTAATACGACGAACTGCCTTTTTATTGTCAGTTAGGTCAACTTTGTGCTTTTTCTTGAATTCTTCAAGCACATAGTTGACAATACGATTATCAATATCTTCTCCCCCTAAATGAGTATCCCCTGCTGTTGCTTTCACTTCGATAACACCATCTTCCAGAGAGAGAAGGGAAACATCATGTGTACCCATGATTATTGTTATCGTTAGGCTCTTTATCCTAACTTCTTATACTTTCGCATAAGAGCAGACTATATCTTCACCACAATTATACAAATAATTGCAGGCACGGCACTCGTGGGTATTTTATCATATTAATATTATATATTAACTTAGATTACTTTACCTAGTCGTTGAACCTTATGTTAATTTCTTAACATCTTGGCTGCGGATTATCCAATACAAAATATTTTTACTATACCTCAATGTTTTTAACATGAGCCATTTAATGTTTTCGCATCAAACTTAGTAATTTTGTCTTAAGGAACTTCCCGCAATTCACCGTGTTCCGATTATAACTATACTATAATCGTGTGGTCTTTCACCACAGGAGGCAGTACATAAATTCCATCTTTAATTTCGTAAGTTATTTCTTTTAGAAACTTCTTACTTTTTTTAATATATAATTTAGCTAATTCTAAGTCAATTTTGTCACTTTAAAATTTCAATATCAAGACTTTATGATGGAATTACATTGATTTTCGACCTCCAAAATCGAAGATGAGTACGTTTCTAGCACTTTCGCTAATCTTATCGAGACCATAAGCAATAGCGGCAGCAGTAGGTTCATTAATGATACGAAGAACGTTAAGACCAGCAATCATGCCAGCATCTTTAGTGGCTTGACGTTGTGCATCATTGAAGTAAGCAGGTACAGTAACAACTGCATTCTTAACAGGGCAACCCAAAAATGCTTCAGCAGTTTCTTTCATTTTAGTAAGAACCATAGCTGAAATTTCTTCAGGAGTAAATTCCTTTTGTTCGTCCTTATAGTTTACAGAAATCACTGGTTTATTCTTGCGGTCAACTACTTTGAAAGAAAAATGTTTCATATCTTCTTGAATTTTAGGGTCTGAAAAATCACGACCAATCATACGCTTAGCATCATATACTGTATTAGTAGGATTAGAGGTTGCCGCATTTTTAGCAGCTGCACCAATAAGACGTTCTGAATCAGTAAAACTAACATATGAAGGTGTGGTTCTTTCTCCTTGATCATTAGCAATAATTTCGACTTGTCCGTTCTTATAAACACCAACGCAACTGTAGGTGGTACCGAGGTCAATTCCAATAGCTATATCTTTATTTTGTGTCATTAAAATACTATGTTGAAAAGGCTTTAAATAATTTTAAATCAATTTTTTTATTATAAAATTACTTAAAATAATTTAATAGTTTCTGGGATAACCCTGGAATACCAAATTGTTTCTCTCATAAGATTCTTTTTGGTCTGAATTTTGTAATTGCTTAAGTTCTAAAGTAAATGAATAGTCAGAACCATTCATATCCAATGTATTACCCAAATAATCAACAAGTTCAATTTCTAATTTATTAATGTTAACCGGTTGCCTAAATCTATATTCTTTGTTAACATAATCATTCAATTGTGGATTACCCAATGATGTTGTCATAATTATTTTTGCAAAATATTGTTGATTGAAAAAGTCTATATATCCCCAATTGTTAATTTTTAAGAATATATAATCATCACCTGTTGTATCAAAAACTTTGGTACCATTTATTATTAAATCAGTTTCATCAATAATTGGAGTAAATAAAAAATTATCTTTATCAATTTTAAGATTTGGTCTAAAACCTAAATAATATCCTATTGAAGGATAATTTAATCTTTTGATGTCCATAATTCCATTAACAACAGGATTTTTTAATTCTTTATTACTAAAATTAATTTGAAATTGTGCAATATCTTTTATGAGTGATGGTTGAAATGATTTATTTGAATATTGGTCTTCAGAAATAAAATATTGTTCTCTCAAATAAGTTTTATCTAATAAATATTCAAACATATTAAAAAATGTTTTACCTAAAGGATCAGAAGGGTCAGCATTACCCCATGTGTTTGGCTTAACTTTGGTAGGATCTACCCAATAATAATAAAAATTTAATCCATCTCCTGTTGTTACTTGTGTAAATGAATTTTGGAATGAAACTTTTAGAGACGTATAGTCTACAACCATTTGTAAATTATAAACTTGTGTAGAATTTGATGTAGGTGTTGATGGAGAATTATTTATGTAATATTTAGACCCAGACATTAATTTGGTTCCTTCATTTAAATATCCATTACCGATTGGGATAATATATTCATTATTGACTAATTTATCTAATATCCCCATGTTGGCGACAGGAATTCCAGATGTAATTAAAAATGAATTATTATCATAAATATAAAATTTATAAATATTTGATTTTAATAAATTTAGATTTTGAACAAGGTTACCGGTATATGAACCTGCATTGTCATTTCCTAAAGGTATAAAGTTATCAATTCTGATACAATCTAATGAATTTGGTCTTTGATTTATAAAATCTATATTTCTAAATCTTCTATCAAATATTTCTAAATTAAATGGTGCCAATTTAAATTTACCCAGATCTAAATCTATTGCATTACCAGAATTACTTTTGATATATATTATTCTTTCATTATATTTTTCTTTGATATAGTTTGAAATTTGTAAGTTAATTCCATAAACTGTATGCCATCCTTGTTTAATAGTAAGTTTATTAGTTAATGATATAGGATTTTGTTCATTATTAAAATCAAAATTTAATGTTATATCTTTGTTTAAGTAAAAAATGTAGAAATTTTTTTCTGCAAAAGGTTTATCATCAACAATTGTTTGTTCTAGGGAACCATTAAAGTTATAAAGGAATGCAAATAAACTGTTAAATATATTTTGAATAGGTTGAATTACTTGTAAAAATCCATCTGATAATTCAACTATTGTACCTTCTGGATCATTTAATTTATTTGGTATATGAACAATAATGAAATTATTATTTTTTTTAGAATCTATGTATTTAATGTTATTATTTATTTCATTACTAACCATTCTTGCTGAAATGATATTTTTATAATTTTTTTCCAAATTTAATACAAACTTACATTCATTTGGATATTTGGTGATATCTCTATATCTTGAATCGATATTTAGTAAAATTTCTTCCATATATAAATAGTTTAGATAATAAACAAACAAATTATTCGCGTTTTAATATTAATTAAAACAACCAAAAATTTATTTAGTAAAAAATATTTTATAAATATTATATATTGAAATGGTAAAACCTTCGGATTTAAATAGAAAATCTGAGAATTCCCTGCAAGAATCAATTAATTCAAATTATTCTTGTGTTGCTGTTGGAGCAAAATTAACATTACAAGAACCACAAAAGATTTTGGATTCATCAACAAGTGTAGTTGCTTCATCTTGTTCAGCTAATACAACATATCCTGAAGATTCTGTTTTTAGAAATGTCACCGTTAAAAATCAATTGCAAATGCTTGGATATTCTCAATTCAATGGAGATGTAACATTATTATCAACAATTAATGTATCTGGTACATCAAACGTTGATACTGTTAGAGTTAGAGAAATTAAGAGCTATGACTTAAATAAAACAAATAATTTAGACCCTAATCAAAATATAATTATTGATGCACCATATATTACCATAGGTAATTTGAATTCAAATGTTGTAATTAATGGTACAGCTATATCAGTTGTTTCTACTGATTTGGTTATAAGAGACAAAACAATTTCTGTAAACTTATCTGGTACTTCTGGTTCTGCTTTTGATATAGGCTCTTTAAGTGGTATTAAAATACTTGGTACCAATGGTGAAGGATTTATAACTACTAATGAGAATGCAGATAGATTCATTATAAAAAATCCTATTGATTCTGACATAAATTATGTCACTGTACAGGATTTAGAAAATAATCTTGTAATATCTGGAACAACAACATTAAGAAATTCTGCAACTTTAATGTCATCTTTAAATGTTTCCGGTAATACTAATTTACAAGGTGATACTGATATTTATGGTCAAGTTACCATACATGGTAGTACAATTTTCAAAGGGTCAAAAACGATGTTATCATCAGTGTTTGTCTCTGGTAATTCAATATTACAAGGAACTTTAAAAGTTACCGGCACAACCAATCTAACCGATGTGGTTACCGCTGGTTCATCTTTATTCGTCTCTGGTAATTCCGTCTTACAAGGTTCATTAAAAGTTACCGGTACAACCAATCTAACTGATGAACTTACTGCAGGTTCATCTTTATTCGTTTCTGGTAATTCCGTCTTACAAGGTTCATTAAAAGTTACAGGTACAACCAATCTAACTGATGAACTTACTGCAGGTTCATCTTTATTCGTTTCTGGTAATTCCGTTTTACAAGGTTCATTAAAGGTTACTGGCTCAACCAATCTAACTGATGCAGTGTCAGCTGGTTCATCTTTATTCGTGTCTGGTAATTCTGTTTTACAAGGTTCCTTAAAAGTTACCGGCACAACCAATCTAACTGATGTAGTTACCGCTGGTTCATCCCTGTTTGTCTCTGGTAATTCCGTTTTACAAGGATCATTAAAAGTTACCGGCTCAACCAATCTAACTGATGCAGTGTCAGCTGGTTCATCTTTATTTGTCTCAGGTAATTCAGTCTTACAAGGATCATTAAGAGTTACCGGCACAACCAATCTAACCGATGTGGTAACCGCTGGTTCATCTTTATTCGTCTCTGGTAATTCCGTCTTACAAGGTTCATTAAAAGTTACCGGTACAACTAATCTGACCGATGTGGTAACTGCTGGTTCATCAGTATTCGTGTCTGGTAATTCCGTCTTACAAGGTTCATTAAAAGTTACCGGCACAACCAATCTAACTGATGTTGTTACTGCTGGTTCATCAGTATTTGTATCTGGTAATTCCGTCTTACAAGGTTCATTAAAAGTTACCGGCACAACCAATCTAACTGATGTAGT